ATGGCCGCGGCCGCCGACTATCAAAAAACCTGGACGTTGGGAAATTTAAAGGTCAAAATGTCCGCAAAAATACCCAGCGAGCACAATCATATGACCCAGCCCCAACCATTCGAACTATTGAAACAGGCCCGTAGCCGTTTCACACAACGCGAAATCGCAGAACACGTTGGCAAGGACGCGAAGACCGTTCGGCGCTGGGAGAAGGGCGAAACGCCATGTCCAGCCATGCTCGAGCCCGCGTTGCGCGATATGCTGGAGACTGCGCAACCTACCGGCGCAGGCCCGATCGATAGCCGATTCCGCTTCATCGACCTGTTTGCTGGAATCGGCGGCATCCGTCTAGGGTTTGAGGCTCACGGTGGTGAATGCGTATTCACCAGCGAGTGGAATGATTTCTCGAAGAAGACCTACATCGACAACTTCGGCGGCCATCATCCTTTCGTCGGCGACATCGTGCCGTTTCCTGCCGAAAACGTGCCGAGCCACGACGTGCTGCTCGCTGGGTTCCCCTGCCAGCCGTTTAGCATCGCGGGGGTCAGCAAGAAGAACTCGCTAGGACGTCCACACGGCTTCGAGTGTACAACTCAGGGGACGCTTTTTTTCGACGTTGCCCGCATCATCGCAAAGAAACGGCCCGCAGCCTTCGTGTTGGAAAACGTGAAGAACCTGCTGTCGCACGACAAAGGCAACACGTTTGCCGTCATCTTGCAAACCTTGCGAGATGAGCTGAAGTATGACGTGCATTACAGGATCATTGATGGCCAGCACTTCACTCCACAGCACCGTGAGCGAATCGTCATCGTTGGATTTCGGGAGAAGACCGGCTTTTCATGGGACGATCTGCGCTTGCCGGCAGAAGGGCCTCGCCTCGCATCCATTCTGCACAAAACAGATGGCAGCGAGCCCGTGCTTCCGTGGGACGGTGAGAGATTCTTCGATCATGAAAAGCGCAAGGTGCAGTCGAAATACACGCTGACGCCGAATCTCTGGAGCTACCTGCAAGCGTACGCCGAAAAGCATCGTGCCGCGGGAAATGGCTTCGGTTTCGGAATGGCGTATCCGGAAAGTGTCACGCGCACGCTATCGGCTCGGTATCACAAAGACGGCTCGGAAATTCTCGTATATCAAGGTAAAGGTAAGCGTCCGCGCCGCTTGACTCCCCGAGAATGCGCCCGGCTTATGGGTTTTCCCGATACATACAGAATCCCGGTGAGCGATACGCAAGCGTACCGGCAGTTTGGCAACAGCGTCGTGGTGCCTGTGATGAAGGAAGTTGCTCGTATCATGACGCCGCACATTCAGGCGCTCGTCGCCGAGGAGCGTGACGGTACCCCGTCGACCCTTCCACTTTTCACGTAATGGTTGACGTAGTCGACAGTGCCACCCGTAGCCGGATGATGTCCGGCATACGGGGACGCAATACGAAGCCAGAAATACTTGTTCGCAGTCTACTGCATCGTCAGGGCTTTAGATTTCGACTTCACGTTCGTGACTTGCCCGGAAAACCCGACATTGTGTTGCCGCGTTACCATGCGGTTATTTTCGTACACGGATGCTTCTGGCATGGACACGACTGCTCACTGTTTAAATGGCCCGGAACGCGCCCCGCTTTCTGGCGCGAAAAAATAGGCCGTAACTGTGCCAATGACCATAAGGCACTGACCACTCTGCTTGCAGAAGGGTGGCGAGTAGGGATTGTTTGGGAATGCGCTCTACGCGGCGCTAATAAGAACATCGAGGGCGTTGCAAAAAGCCTCGCAGATTGGCTTGGCGGTGACGCGCCAACAACGGAGCTTCGGGGATGAAGCCAGGTTACCTGTCGGAATATTTTGAAGGGGTCGCTGCGAAACGCTTAAGCGCGGTAGAAGCAGACGAAACACGCTCGAACCAGCATGAATATCAAGCCGTCGCGCGCATGCTCGAATTCATGGGCCGCCCCGAAGAAAATACACGCTTGCCCGCGCGCTATATTTACCTTGATGATGACGATCCCGAACCTATCGTCGAGGATGCCTTTCTGACGCTGTACAACTGCCGAAAGGGACAGCTTCGTAACGGAAAACCGCGCAGCCCGGAGTTCCGGTTCTACTTTCCGACCACAACCGTCTCGCTGAACGCCAGCGAGGGTGATTTGTTGTTCATCGCCAAAAAGCGCGACGGCGGCTTGCTCGTCATCATTGCCGAAAACGGATCGAGTATCGGTCGCCAGATTGAATGGCTGTTTGGATTTGCCGATTTGGCTCACCCTGGATTCTCCGTAAAATCCGAACTAGAAACCGAACAAGATCGTATCGAGTTTACATCCCGCTTCATTCTTGAAAATATCGGTATTTCCGTTGAGGCGTCGGAAGAAACTTATCTTGAAGAGATGTTGAAGCGTTTCGCCGGCCGCTTCCCAACTACCCGCGAATTCTCCGCTTACGCTCGCTCAACCCTGAAAGACCTGGACCCCAAAGATGCGCCGGATACGGTGCTGATGGCATGGATGGAGCGTGAGGAAATCCTGTTCAGAACGCTTGAGCGCTACCTGATCGCCGACCGCCTTTCGCAAGGCTTTACGGTCACTGCGACATCCGGCGTTGATGTCGACGGCTTTCTGTCGTTCTCCCTGTCTGTCCAGAACCGTCGCAAGAGCCGCGTGGGTCTCGCCTTGGAGAATCACCTCGAATTCCTGTTTGCGGAATGCGGTATTCAATATGCGCGAACTGCAGTAACCGAGAACAAATCCAAACCTGACTTCATCTTCCCTAGCGATGCCGCATATCACAATCCAGCATTCGATCCGTTGAAGCTGACCATGCTGGGGGTCAAGTCAACCTGCAAGGATAGATGGCGGCAAGTACTCGCCGAGGCGGATCGCATCGCTAATAAGCATCTGCTGACGCTTGAAACAGCGATTTCCACGCATCAAACCGACGAAATGCAGGCGAAGCGTCTACAGCTCGTCTTACCACGCAAGCTGCATGAAACCTACACAACAACTCAGCAAGCGTGGTTAATGGACGTTGCCAGCTTTACCGAATTGGTACGTGCCCGGCAGGCCTGATCGCATGATGCGAGGAACGCGATCTCCGGTTGAGGGCCTCGACTGCATAACCAAGACGCATAAAACTGCATAGAAGAATCGGCTCGCAAACCGCCGCGCGGCCCGCGCCGGGCGGCCGGAGCGCTCAGCGCATGAGTGCATAAAAACCATTCTATGAAGCGCGCAGGTGAGGCGGGGTCCCAACCGCGCGCGCCGGGGCGATGAAGCCCCGACAACCGCTCGCCCTGTCCCCCAGGCGTGCCTCTTCGGCCGCATACGACGCCCGCAGACGGTCGATCGCCTGGCCCGACGGGCCCGGCCATGGTCGGGCGCAGGACCGCCTCTATGGCCGTTTCCTGCGGCCCGTGCTACCTCTACCGAATCGCAGATTGAACGGTGCAAAGGGCAGCCCACCGCCTCAAATCAGAATTCAATTTCTTTCAGCACCGACGTTGGCAATCCTCGCTAGCATGGCGCCGCCCGTCCCTCGGGCATCAGGCAACGCGCAGCACATGGAGGCCACACGTGCCAGGACAGCAGCCATTCATTGTCGTAGGCGACAAGACCACCCACGGCGGCACGGTCATCACCGGCGATCCGACCTCGACCATGCTCGGCAAGCCCATGGCGCGGTCGGGCGACATGACGGTGTGTCCGAAATGCAAAGGAACATTTCCGATCCTTAAAGGAAACGGCATCGTCGTCGACGGCGCAGGTAACACCTATGCCCGCCACATGGACAAGACGGCGTGCGGAGCCAACCTGCTCAGCAGCCAGGCGTCCGGTACCGCCACCGACATGGTTTCGGGAAGCCCGAACACCGGAAACCTCGCAGGCCAGGCCGCCGCGATCGCTGCTCCAACCAAGTCCGGCATTTGCCTTGAATGCCTGATGAAAGCGGCCGCGAGCGGGAGTTCGACCGTCATGCGAGGCTGAAGATGGCACGCGATGTGGCGGACCGCCTTGCACAACTGCGGGCGCACCAGCCGACCTTGCGGCTGTATGGGCTCGTGGACGGTGTTCAATACGAAAGCCATCGCGGGGAGCGCCTTGAACCGAGGGCGGGCCTCGCCTCGCTGTTCCACGGCACCGCAGACGGCGCCCTCGCACATGCTGGACCGTGGCTTGCCGACGCCGAAACAGCAGACGAAGCGTTCATTGCGGACCTCGCCCGACTCGAGCACGAAGCCCCGTCCGTGACATGGCTGATCTCCGAAGCGGACCTGCACGGCCTCACGCAGTTGCTGCAGTCCCACCTTGACGCACGCCTTCCCGATGGTCGTATCGCGTTGTTGCGGTTTTGGGATCCCCGCGTGCTTGTGAGCTTCGCCAAGGTTCTCACTGCAAAACAGCGCGAATCCTTCTTCGCCCACATTTACGAATGGCACCTCTTGCACAACGGTCAGCGCATGCACATAGGGAGAGCGCATGCTGACGCTTGATGAAAGCCAATGGCAGGCGCTGCAGGCCCGCGACGCCGACCACTTCGTCGCGGGCGTGACAGACCAGTTCCTGGCGAAGCGCCCCGATTTGATTCCCACCCCCGGCCGCGAGGTCATTCTCAGCCGCATGCAACAGGCGTACGACTACGGTGTGCGTATCGGCTTCACCTCCACACCTCACATCGTCTGGCTCATGTACATGGCAGCAGATGCCCCGGCGTTGATCGTCGACCCCGTGATCGAGGACTACCTCCGCAAGCCCGGTGCTACGCCCGAGCAGCGGCTTGATGACCTGGATGCACTGTTGAAAAAGAAACTGGATGGAGGTCTCTGATGGTCGCAGCTGCGCCCGTACTCATTGAGGCGGCACTGGGCCGCCTGCTACTCGCCCTCGGCGTCACGGTCGCCGGCGGCGCCGCCATCGAACAGGCACGCAAGCGCAAGGAGGAAGCAGACAACGCTCGCACGACGCCCATCGCGCAGACCGAGGCGCAGACCAAGGCGAAAGAGAAGTGCAAAGAGTGCCCGCCAGATAAGGGAACCCTGGTCACCCGCCGGTGGAACATGTCCGACGTGTCACGCGCTTATCAAGCCCGCATCACCGGCTTTGCGCCGTACACTGAGTGGAACTTCGGCGGCGTGGACTTCGACGGCTTCCGCTCGTCACAGTGCCTACTGCAGGAAGCAAAGGCGCTGTACGACCAGTTCTTTGATCCGGAGGACGGAGAACCGAAATTTTTCTTCCGCCTCAGTGGCGGCGACACCAAGGTTCTTCGGCAGGCACAGGCACAAACTGCCATCGTGATTGCCAACACGCCGGCACGATTGAACTGGTACTTCATGCAACCCCTGTCGTATCGCTATTTCACGCGGCGCTTTGGCCGCGAGGGCGTAGTGGCAACCACTCTACTGCAGCCGTGACCATGGAAATCAACTCAACGTTTCGTCTCGACCAACAAGTACTGCCAACCGAGTCGCAGCAGCTCCAAGATCTCTGGCGAGTCGCCAAATTGCTTGAACCGCTTGGCCTGCCGCTTCAAGGTTGGTACCCGCCTGCCGATACCCCGGAGCACTCTCTGCTCAACGAGGCATTCGATGAGACCGGCCCAACGCAAGCCGCCGTGTCTATTCTGAAAGCACAGAATCAGGAAAAGGAGTTGCCAGGATGGCGTGAAGCCGCTGTATGGAATGGCACTGAGGGAACTGGCGGAGCGTTCTTTAGGACTGCTCTCACCACTGCATCAAAGCCGTTCCGCTGTTCGTTCGAGCTCAGCACCAAACGCATAGACGCTTTCAGCAACAAAGAGTTCGTGTTGCCGTTTGTGCAGAGCCTTCTGGAAATTTGGCCGGCGATGACTCTCGAGGTGCATCCCTACAAGTACGGCACCATGCAACAGGTGTTCCCGGATCGGCCAGGCGTCGGCTGGATGTTGTACTTGCCGAAGGTACTCACGGCACAACAGGTGCCCGAGGCCGGTGCGCTCGTGCCGGTACTTGGGGAGAAGAGAAAGCAAACTGGCACCATCATCGTGAGTGTGGCCGATGAGCCGTTCTCGTCCGACAACCCCGAGCACGTCAAGATCGCAAACAAAATCGAGGTCCGCCTGGTGGACCAAGACCTGTTACCTCGTTACGCGGACATGTGACCATGGGCTTTGAAGTTTTCCTCAACAGCTAAGACCGTGGCGACCCTGCTGAACTGATCCCGATGTCCTTGATGGAGTCGGCGTTCGGGGCCGCGATCAAGCTTCGGACGGTTGATGCAGACGGCTCTCTATTCTGGCGAGTGGAGTATGAAGCCGAGCAGCCTCCAGACATGCCGAAAACCATCGTTATGGATGGACGTGAGTACCCTGTGATAGTGGAGGATCGTTCGGACTTGTATATCTCGGTGGACGCAACTGGCGAGCGGACCGGTGGATTCATGGCCGCAGGCCCAGCAGGCAACATTCGGTTCTATGAGTCGCTGCTGATGATTCTTCAGGCAACCCACTCCGCGCTCTATTGGCCTGGGGAGAACTCGCTCGTGATTGGCAGAGCAGATACAAGGGAGCATCTGCATGAGAGCATGATCGAGTCGCTGGGCGAACCTTTCTTGGTTACACATCCAGAGCAAATCATCGAGCGGATTCGCCAATCGTAGGCGACGACTTTGGGGAACAGGACGCCGGACTGCCACCGCAAAGATTGTCGAGGTCAAGGCGTACTAGTGGCTCGCCTCTGAAGAAATCACGCAGCGACGGGCTCAGTCCCATCCAGCGTGTACGGTGCGAACCGCACCACTTCCTCCCCCACCCATTCATTGATCGCCAACAGCCGATCCTGCAACGGCTTCACCTCATTGCGCGCGAACACCTTGGCGGCCTTCTCCACATCGCCGAAGCCGCCGGTGTTCGACGGAATGATCCCCATGAGCTGCGGCGGCACGCGGTGCGCGGCAAGCTGGTCGTCGCGCGTCACGTTCTTGATGTTCCAGAACTCGTCTTTCGCCGCCACTTCTGACACCGGCAAGAGCTGGATCCCGTCCTTCTTGCCGTTGGGCGCGTACATGAACAGGTTGCGGAAATTCCCCGGCCCCTTGGCGCTCTTCATCGCCTCCCGCAGCCGGTCGACGTCGTCCTGGCTGTGAGCCGCGTCGGTCATGTACAGGATGAAGCCCGCGTGCGACCCGTTCTTGTAGTAGCGCCGGCGGAACAGCGTGGCTGACTCGTTGAGCCAGGTGGCATTGAGCGCCGAGAGGTATTCCGGCAAGCCGTACACCTCCTGGTTAATGTCCGGCTCCTGCAGATGAAAGATCGTGCCGGGCGCAAACTCGTGCGGCTGCTGGTAGCTCTGCACGAAGTAGTAGGTCGACAGATCCACACCTCGGCGCATGTACTTGGCCAAGGCCGGCTGCAGCCCCATGCTCGAGCCAGCGCGGCTGATGCGGTTCTCCAGGTACGCGTTCCCGAACACCTGCCAATCGATCACCAACCGCTCGAACGCCGCGCGCGAGAGCAGCTTGTGCGGAATGAACGTGCTCACCAGGATGTTGCGCTTCACATAGATGGCCGAGCTGTGATGCGCCGCCGCGCGGAAGGAGCGCGCCAGCCCCTCCCACGGCAGCGGCGGCTCGAACCACTTTCCCATGCGCATGCATTCGATGTAGTCGAGCAGCTCGCGCCGGTCGAGCACCTCCACCGGATCGCCAAACGAAAACACCTCGGCCTGCGCGGCGCGGTCCGTGTGCTGCTCCGTCGAGGCCTGCGCGGTGTTGCGGCGGCCGTGCCCGGTGGTGCTGCCGGCGCGGCGGTTCTTGTTGCGGCTCATGAGAACTCCAGGATGCTGGTATTGGTTGCGGTCACGCCTTCGATCGGTTCGTTGGAAAGCGCGTGCATGGTTGCCCACGCCAGATCGGCGTGGCTGATGTCTTCGGAGCGGCCGGCCTGGTAGGTGACGCGGCCGCCGGTCGCGGTGACGGTCTTCTTGATCGCCATGAACGAGGCGGCCAGGTCAGTCCAGCCGGCGTCGAACTCCAGGCGCCCCTTGCTGATGACGTCATAGGCCTTCAGCACGAGGCCTGTCTTCACCTCGGGGCTGTAGTTGTAGCCCTTCGCGTCCGGGCGCACGCGCGTGACGATCTTGAACACCGCGTCGCCGATGCCCGTCTTGTCGATGCCGATGTGTGTCACGTTGTAGCGCTCGCACACGCGCAGGATGGCCGAGGCCTGCTCCTCGTAATCGATACCCGTGAACTGGTGCTTCTCCAGAACACGGAACTTGCCGCCGGCCACAACTGGCGGTGCCACCACGACGAGCGCTGCGCTGTCGCCGCCCCCGCCGTTCGGGTCATAGCCAATCCACACCTGGCGGTACCCAAGCGGGCGCGGCGCGAAGGGGCGGAAGTCGTCCCACACCTCCCAGCTATCAACCATGCAGCGCATGAGCAGCGACAGCGGGAACACCGACGCCGAGTCGTCCACGAACTCGCACATCAGCAGGTTGGCGTACTCCAGGTCGCTGTACTCGCGTTGCAACTGGTCCAGGTCGAACAGGTTGCAGCCGCCGCGCAGTGCGTCTTCCACCGTCACGATCTGCCGCCACTGGCCGTCGGCGCAGCGCATGCCTTCGCGCAGTGCCGCATGGCTCACGTCGATCTTGGCCTGCTTGTCCTTGGCCTTGCCCCGGTTGAACAGCGTGCCCGACCAGAACGGATAGGCCTCGTGCGCCAGGCTAGAGGGCGTCGAGAAGTAGGTCTGCCGCCAGTGCTTGTGGATCGCCATGCCGGAGGCGACCTTGCGCAGCTCCTGGAAGCGCGGCACCCAGAAGTACTCGTCGAAATACAGGTTGCCGTGGTAGCTCTGCGCCGTGCGCGCGTTCGTGCCCAGGAAATACAGCGTGGCACCGTTGGGCAGCACCATTGGATCGCCCTTCAGCTCGACGCCGGCGGAATCCTTGGCGAACTGGACGATGTACTGCTTGAAGACGTGCGCCTGGGCCTTGCTGGCCGACAAAAAAATCTGATTGCGCCCCGTGGTCAGGGCGTCGATGAATGCCTCGCGCGAGAAGTACCAGGTGGCCCCGATCTGCCGTGATTTCAGGATGTTGCGGATCCGCTCGGCCTGGCCGGCGCGGTACCACACGTCCTGGTACCCGAACAGCGATTCATGGAAGGCCTCCAGCAGCTCCTTCTGCTGCTCGGGACTGACGGCGTTCCGCTCAGGCCTGCGGCGCGGGCCGGCGTTGCGGTTCGCCACTTTCGGGTTGAGGTCGACCTCGTTGCCGCCATCGCGGTACCGCTCGCGGCGCGCCACGTTGTTGAGCTGGCGGTTCAGCAAATCGATCTCTTTGAAGTCGCGCCCCTCCTTCTTCTCCTTGGCGACCAGACGCATCAAGCGCTCTTCGATCGTCAGCGCAACACGCTCATCCGGCGTCGTTTGCGCCCACCCATCCCGTCGCTTCCAACTGTGCACCGTCACCGGTTTGACGCCGAGCATTTCCGCGATGCGCGCCACGCGATAGCCCTGCCAGTACAGGGAGCGCGCAACGCGGCGCGGATCCATTTCCGGGTCGATCGAGAGAGAAGCGATAGGCGGCAACGTAGTCATGCCGCAACGCTACCGGCCGCGCGCGCGCGTGCCACGCGGCGCCTGTTGTGGCGCGGGTTTTCACAACATCAACGCGTTGCCCGCGCGATGCCCGGCGCTGAAGATGGCAGCACCACCGAACCACCGGGACATCGACCACAGAGGACACCATGCCCACCAAGTTTTTCCGCATTGCCACTGAAGGCGCGACGAGCGACGGCCGCGTAATCGACCGCGAGACGCTGGTCCAGATGGCGAAGAACTACGACCCGAAGGTCTACACCGCACGCGTCAACCTGGAGCACATCCGCGGCTATGACCCCGCCGGCCCCTTCAAAGCCTACGGCGATGTGGTTGCACTGAAGACCGAAGAGGTGGACGGCAAGCTGGGGCTCTTCGCGCAGATCGACCCGACTGACGAGCTGGTGGCGATGACGAAGAAGCGCCAGAAGATCTTCTCGTCCATGGAGGTGCAGCCGAGCTTTGCAGACACCGGCGAGGCCTACCTCGTCGGGCTCGCGGTCACCGACAACCCGGCAAGCCTCGGCTGCGACGTGCTGAAGTTCAGCGCCCAGGCGCCGGTCAACCCGCTGTCGGCCCGCAAGCTGGATCCGTCCAACGTGTTCACGGAGGCCGTGGAGGTCGACGTCGACCTTTCGCAATCCGTGCCGGCTGACACACCGCCCGTGCCGTCGCGCTTTGCCGAGAGCATCAAGGCGCTGTTCTCCAAGCAGCGCAAGGCCGACGACAACACCGAAGCTCGCTTCGCCGACACGCAGGAAGCCATCCAGGCCGTTGCCGCCCAGGTCCAAACCATGGGCGACCAGGTCATCGCGAGCTTCAAGACCATCAACGACCAACTGGCCGCCCTCAAGGCTCAAGCCGAAGAGCGCGACAAGGCCTTCAACGCCCTCAAAACGGGCCTGGAGACCACCGAGGCCTACACCGCCCGCCCCCCGGCCACGGGCGGTGATGGCAGCACCGAAATCAAGACCGACTGCTGACCCGGCCACCGGACGCAGCACCACCACCCAGACCAACAACCGGAGCCAACAATGCGTAACGAAACCCGTCGCCTCTACGATGCCTACGCGGCCGAAGTGGCAAAGCTGAACGGCGTCGATCGCGTCGACGTGAAATTCTCGGTCGATCCGAGCGTGCAGCAGCGCCTCGAGACCAAAGTGCAGGAGTCGAGCGACTTCCTCAAGAAGATCAACATCATCGGCGTCGGCGAGCAGGAAGGCGAGAAAGTCGGCCTGGGCGTTGCCGGCCCTGCGGCAAGCACGACCGACACCACGCAGAAGGATCGTGAGACCCGCGATATCGCAACGCTGGACGGCCGCAAGTACCGCTGCGAACAAACGAACTTCGACACGCACATCACGTATCAGCGGCTGGACGCATGGGCGAAGTTCCCGGATTTCCAGACACGCATCCGCGACGCAATCATCCAGCGCCAGGCGCTCGACCGCATCATGATCGGCTTCAACGGCGTGAAACGCTCGCCGACATCCGACCCGGCTGCCAACCCCATGCTGCAGGACGTCAACAAAGGGTGGCTCCAAAACCTGCGCGAGCAGGCACCGCAGCGGGTCATGAAGGAAGGCAAAACCGCCGGCAAAATCGTCGTGGGCGGCGGTGCTGGATCTGACTACGTCTCGCTCGACGCCCTCGTGTTCGACGTGGTGAACAACCTCGTGGAGCCGTGGTACGCCGAGGATCCGAAACTGGTGGTCGTGTGCGGGCGCCAACTGCTGGCCGACAAATACTTCCCGATCATCAACCAGGACAATCGCCCGACGGACACGCTGGCAGCAGACCTCATCATCAGCCAGAAGCGCATCGGCGGCCTGCAGGCGGTCCGCGTGCCGTACTTTCCCGTCAACGGCCTCCTGGTGACGCGCCTGGACAACCTGTCCATCTACTACCAGGACGGTAGCCGCCGCCGCACCATCGTCGACAACGCCAAGCGCGATCGCATCGAGAACTTCGAATCGAGCAACGACGCCTACGTGATCGAGGATCTGGGTTGCGCAGCCATGGCCGAGAACATCACGGTGGGCGCGCAATGACGAGCCCGGCCCGCAACCACTTCTTGCGGGCCTCCGCCGCCCTGGCGGCGCAGGCCCAGCAGGACGCCAATCCGCTGCGCCACGCGACGGGCCACGAGCTCATGCTGGCGCAGCTCGCCGAGCACAAGCGTCAGCTCAAGGCCGTCCAATCCATCGAGCGCAAGGCCGAGCTCAAACGCAAGCTGCTGCCCGAGTACACCGCCTGGGTGGAAGGCGTCCTGCAGTCTGACGCAGGCCTGCAGGACGAGGTCTTCATGACCGTGATGGTCTGGCACATCGACGCCGGCGACCTGGCCGGTGCGCTGCCCATGGCCGCGTACGCGATCCGGCACAAGCTGGCGATGCCTGACCAGTACCAGCGCACCACGGCGTGCCTCATCGCCGAGGAGTTCGCCAACATGGCTTTGAAGGCCATCGACGCCAGCGAAGCGGTGGACATGGTCTCGCTGGTCTCCGTCGCCGACCTGGTGGCAGACGAGGACATGCCCGACGAGGTACGCGCCAAGCTGCACAAGGCCCTCGGCTACGCCAACTACGCACAGGCGGGAACGGCGGACAGCGTACGCGCCGCCATCCTCCGCCAGACGGCGCTGGCCGAGCTCAAGCGCGCATTGGAGCTGCACGAGAAGTGCGGCGTGAAAAAGGACATCGAGCGCATCGAGCGCGAGATCAAGAACGCAGCGACTGCCGGCGCCAAGGAGGGCGACGGCAAGAGCTGACACCGAGCGTGACCCCGCGCATCAGGCGGCACGGGGCAGTCTTCCGGCATGCCGCGAAGCCTCGCCCCGTCCACCGCCTCCCCGTCCATTGAACCCATGTCTTCATTCATCGCTGCCGCACCCGTCCCCGCGCCCGCCCGGCCAGGCGGGGACCCGATCGTCAACGACGGCTTCTTCCCCGATATCGACGTCGACCTTGCGTACGCCGCCATGCGGCTGGACGGCACCGTCACCCCGCAGCGGCTGCGTGCCTCGCTGGTGGAAGCGGTGTTGTCGGTCAACGCGGAGCTCGAGGCCTGGAAGACCGCCCAGCTCGCCTTCGGCCGCAAAACGCTGGCCGACGTGCCGGCGCAGAAGATCGACGGAAAGAGCGCCCACCTGCACCGCTACTTCCGCGCGGTGCACTGCATGGCGGCTGCGTGGCTCATCGAGCGGTACCGGACCATCGACGCCACCGCCACGGGCGATCGCAAGGTCGAAGCGGAAAACCTCGGCGTCGACGATCTGCGCCGCGACGCGCGCTGGGCCATCAGCGATCTGACGGGCGTCGGCCGCACGACCGTGGAGCTCATCTGATGCGCGTACGGGCCATCCAGGGCGACACCGTCGACGCCATCTGCCAGCGCGTCTACGGCCGCACCGCCGGCGTCACCGAGGCCGTCCTGGCCGCCAACCCGGGCATTGCCGACCTCGGCCCCGTGCTGCCCCACGGCACCGAGCTCGACATGCCCGACATTTCCCCGCAGCCGGCCGTGCAAATGGTCCAGCTCTGGGACTGACTCAAGGAACCCATATGGCTGAACCCATCTCCACCGGCTCCACCGCCACCCTCGCCGTAACGGGTGTTGGGGCCCTGTCCATCCTGCTGCCGGGCGTCGACCCGGGCGCCGTGCTCGGCGCCTTCGCCGGCGCGGCTGTGTTCGTGCTGAACAGTGGTGAGCTCGGCACCTTCAAGAAGCTCGGCTTCCTGGCTGCGTCGATCGTGGCCGGCCTGCTCTCCGCGCCGCTGGCCGCCGCGCTGCTCGCCAAGGCGCTGCCCACCAATACCGAAGTCAGCCAGGCCGTGGGGGCGCTGGTGGCCTCCGCCGTGGTGGTCAAGCTGCTCCTCGCCCTGATCCGCCTGGCGGACAACAGCGACCGCCTCGGCGCGATCTTCAAGGGCCTGACCAGCAACGGCGACAAGGGAGGTCAAGCATGAAGACGCTCTTCATCGTCCAGGCGGCGTTGTGCGCGCTGATCGCGCTGCGCCTGCTGCTCTTCAAGCGCGACGGCGCGGCTCACCGGCCCTGGGCGTCGCGCCTGGCGTACGGCCTGGTGGTGCTCGCGGGCGCCGTCACCATCGGCGTGCTCTTCGGCCGCTACGACTGGGCGCTGCTCGCGCAGAACGGCATCACGGCCGTGGTCTGTGTCGCTGTGTTCGCCGTGCGCGGCAACGTGGTCGAGCTCTTCCGCATGGGCGGGGCCGACCAGTCCTGGTTTGTTCGTTTCCTTCGGAGGTCTTCGTGAGCATCCTGCGTGAAGGCATGGTCGGCGCGGAAGTGCACGAGCTGCAGCGACTGCTGATCGCCGCCGGCTTCAATGCGGCCGACTCGTGCATCTACGATCCAGACACGGCTGCTGCCGTGCGTGCGGCCCAGCGCCGCTTTGGCCTGGTGGTCGACGGCATTGCTGGCCCGAAGACGCGGGCGGCCCTGCAAGCCGGCATCCGCAACACGCGGCATCTGACGGATGCCGACCTGCAGGCGGCCGCCGAAAAGCTCAACGTCCCCCTGGCAGCCATCCGGGCCGTCAATGAGGTGGAGAGCAAGGGCAACGGCTTCCTGGCTGACGGGCGGCCGGTGATCCTCTTCGAGCGCCACGTCATGTACGACCAGCTCAAGAAGGCCGGCAAGGACGCCGACGCGCTCGCGCGGCAGTTTCCCAACGTGGTCAACAAGGATCCGGGCGGCTATGCCGGCAAGGCGGGCGAGTACATGCGCCTGGCGCAGGCCTCGCAGATCGATGAGGTGTGCGCCCTGTCGTCTGCGAGCTGGGGCCTGTTCCAGATCATGGGCTACCACGCCCGCCGGCTGGACTACCACGACGTCCACGAGTTCGTCGCCGCCATGCGCACCAGCGAGGCGGCCCAGCTCGACGCCTTCGTGCGCTTCATCGCTGCGGACCCGACACTGCAGAAGGCCCTGGCCGGTGGCAAGTGGGCGGCTTTCGCGCTCGGCTACAACGGCAAGAACTACAAGGCCCACCTGTACGACGTGAAGCTGGAGCGCGCTTTCGACCGCTACCAGGCCGAAGAGGCGGTGGTCGCATGAACCGCGCCGTCGCCATCCTCGCCCTGCTGGCTGCGGCAGCGGGGCTCGCCTGGTGGGCCACCGCGTGCTACCACGCGGCCGTCGACCGCGCGGAGAAAGCAGAGACCACCGCCGGCGAGCTGCGCACCCAGCTCCAGAACGCCCGGGGCGCCACCGTCACCGTCACAAAGTACGTCGACCGCGAGCGCGTCATCCGCGTCAAGGGCGACACCGTCATCAAGGAGGTACCGCGCTATGTCACCGTTCAAGCTGATGCTGCCTGCGTTGTTCCTCGCGGCTTTGTGCGCCTGCACGACGCCGCAGCCGCCGGCGCAGTGCCAGATCCAGATACCGGAGATGCTGATGCGGCCCCCTCGGGTGTTGCACTCTCTGCCGTCGCCGGCACCGTCGCAGCCAACTACACCGACAGCCACGCCAACAGCGAGCAGTTGACCGCCCTGCAGCAGGCGCTGCGGGACCAGGGCGTGACCATCATCGGCGAGGCCTCCGCGCCATGATGAAAGCCACCAGCCTGCGGGAGGCCCTGACGGCGGCCGTGCCGTACCTGGCAGCGCACCCGGACGCCCTGCATGTCTTTGTTGACGAGGGGAACGTCGTGGGCACCGGTGCGCGATCGCTCGGGTTCGAGTATCGGTACACGCTCACCCTCGTCGTGACCGACTACCCGGATAGCTCAGACACGATCGTAGTGCCCGTGCTGGCGTGGCTCCGCACCAACCAGCCGGACGCCTTCACCAACCCGGACAAGCGGGAAGACGCGTTCAAGTTCGAGGCCGAGATCCTGAATCACACGACGGTCGATATCTCCATCAAGCTGAAGCTGACCGAGCGGGTGACGGTAAAGGTGGAAGGCAACGGCTATCAGGTCGAGCACCATCCCGAGCCCATCAACGAGAACGACGACCCGGCAAGCTGGAGGCCGGCGTGAGCGGCCTGTACGAGCTGGATGCGTACCTAGCCGGCTTGCTGGCGAAGCTGGACGCGCCTCAGCGGCGCGTGTTGGCCCGGGCTGTCGCGGTGGAGCTGCGCCGCCGGCAGTCTGCCCGGATCGCCGCTCAGCGCAATCCGGACGGGACGGCCTACGAGCCACGCAAGCCCCAGCTCCGACACAAGCGCGGCGGCATTCGCCGGGCAATGTTCACGCGGCTGCGCATGGCGAAATGGCTGAAGGCAGAGGCTGATCCGAATGCCGCCGTCGTCACGTTCGCCGGCAGTGCGCAACGCATCGCGGCCGTCCACCACTTCGGTCTGCGCGACCGCGTTAACAAGAACGGGCTCACGGCTCAGTACCCGGCGCGGGCTTTACTCGGCTTGGCGCCAGAAGATGTCTCGGCCATCACAGACACCGTCCTGAACTTCCTCCGGTGAGGCATCAGAAAAAAAAGACCAAGCTCCACAAGCTTGGCCTCGGAAGGCGGGACGGTCACAGTCCCGGGGTGCCGCGCGCTTGGCGTGTGGCAGCGGGGAATCATGCCGTCAATAGATATGGCTGAAAAATCGCTCGGAAGGGCTAGGCGGAATTCCTCCTAGGAGAACATGTCGCCTGCCGGAGGCGTTCTATCGTCGGCAGGCCCGATCGCGGCACCAGCGTCGCGCACACCAATAAGGCGCCGACTGATCAGGTCGGCTCTCGCCTGTACCGTGGCCAACGCTTCGGCTTCTGTAGCCGCATGGCAGACATAGGACTCGCTCCGAGGCTCCCTCGGACGGGAGCTTTCCGCAACTGGCCGCAGACTCCACGAAACAAGAAAGAACGTTCCTTCAAGTGGCTCGCTCGAGCACTCGACAACGTGGTCGTCCAGTCGATAGAGGGTTTTCATAGGAACGCGAGGTCGGTCCTGATCGCGGAGCAAGGGATGCACCTGAACGGACGAAGCCAAAAGGCGGGTGTGTCAGCTACTGGTGTCGACCCCCGAGCACCGCAGCAGCGCCGTCCACTGTGGCATTTACAAACCAAACGACTAACGGCGACTGTGTTGTTGTGAGCGTGGGAGCCACAACGTCATTCGAGTGATTTCCTCGCGCGCGCACGGCACTCTGCGCGCATGGACACCGCAGAGCTCGCCCGCCTCATCGAAAACCTGATCCGCGTCGGCACCGTCGCCGAAGTGCGTCACGGCCGCCCGCCGGCAGTGCGCATCACCACCGGCGGCATCACTACCACCTGGCTGCCCTGGTGCGAGAAGCGCGCCGGCGGCACGCGCACCTGGAACCCACCGACCAAGGGCGAGCAGGTCGTCCTGCTGTGCCCGAGCGGCGACCCGTCGAACGGCATCGTTCTGTGTGCCATCCCCTCGGCCGCCAACGACGCGCCCAGCCAATCGCCGAACGAAACCGTCACGCTGTACCCAGATGGCGCGCTGGTGAAATACGACCACAGCGCGGGCATGCTGACCGTCGAGGGCGTCAAAACGGTATTCCTGGAAGCCGCCACCAGCGTGCTGGTGAAGTGCCCCGACACCACGTTCGACGGGAACGTCACGGTCAAGGGCCTGTTCTCCTTCCTGAACGGCATCGCTGGCCAGGGCGGCGACAACGGCAACGTCATCACCGGCGACCTCACCCATCAGGGCGGCAGGCTGTCTTCCAATGGCGTGGTGCTCGACGACCACGGCCACGGGGCCGTGCAGCCCGGCGGCGCCTGGACGGAGGGCACGCGATGAGCGGTATGAGCAACACCACTGGCCGCTCGCTGGGCGATCTTGCGCACATCTGGCAGTCGGTACGCAACATCCTGACGACGCCCATCGGCTCGCGCGTGATGCGCCGCGATTACGGCTCACTGATTCCCGAGCTGATCGACCAGCCACTGAACCCCGCCACCCGGCTGCGCCTCATGTCGGCCGCCGTCTCGGCGCTCGTGCGCTGGGAGCCACGGATCCGCATCTCGTCGGTTCGCTTCTCCGTTGGAGCCAACGGCGCAGCCGTCATCGACATCGAGGGCGAGCGCATCGATGGGCCGCGCCGTGAATCGCTGGGCACGTTGAGCGTGCCCGTCTGGAGCAACTGAGCATGTCCAGCCTGATCGACCTTTCCCAGTTGCCACCGCCGGACGTGGTGGAGGCGCTGGACTTCGAGACCATTTTTGCCGCCCGCAAGGCGCGGTTGATCTCACTGTACCCGCCGGAGAGGCGCGACGAGATCGCCGCCGTGCTCGAGCTCGAATCCGAGCCGTTGGTGCTGTGCCTACAGGAAAACGCGTACCGCGAGCTGGTGCTGCGCCAGCGCATCAATGAGGCCGCGCAGGCGGTCATGCTCGCCTATGCGAAGGGCGCCGACCTCGAGCAGATCGCGGCGCTATTCGAGCTCGAGCGCCTGCAAATCAAACCGGCGGACCCTGTGGCGGGCACACCGGCAGTGATGGAGGAAGACGCCGACCTGCGCATGCGGATCCAGCTCGCGCCGCAGTCGTTCTCCGTGGCGGGGCCTGAAGGCGCGTACCGTTCACACGCCCTCAACACCGACGGCCGCGTGCTCGACGCCTCTGCCACCAGCCCGCAGCCCTGCGAAGTGCTGGTGACAGTGCTTTCCCGCGAGGGCGACGGCACGGCCCCGCAGGATCTTCTCGACAAGGTCGCGGCGGGCCTGCGCTCCGACGATGTCCGCCCGCTCACGGATCTGGTGACCGTGCAGTCCGCCAGGATCCTCCCCTACCAGGTGGCCGCGACCATCTACACGTTTCCCGGCCCGGACTCCAGTGTCGTGCTCGAGCTCGCGCGTAAGCGCCTGGCTGTGTACGTAGAAGGCTGCCACCGCCTCGGGCGCGAGGTTGCCGTCTCTGGCCTGCATGCGGCGCTGCACGTCGACGGTGTCGAGCGCGTGGAGCTGCACGAGCCAGCCGGCAGCGTTGCCGCTGACCTGACGCAGGCGCCGTTCTGCACGGCCATAAACGTGCTGCATGGAGGCATCCGTGGCTGACCTGCTGCCGCCGAACGCCACCGAGCTGGAGCGTCGCCTGGCCGAGGTCAATGGCGTCATCAGCGACCTTCCGGTGCCGCTGCGCACCCTGATTGACCCCGACAAGATCCCCGCGAGGCTGCTTCCGTGGCTCGCCTGGCAACTGGGAATCGACACCTGGAAAGACTACTGGCCGGAGCAGATCAAGCGGGCCCGGGTGAAAGCCGCCATCCCCATCGCCCGCAAGAAGGGCACGGCCGCCGCTGTGCGGGCTGTGGTGGCCTCCTTCGGCGGGAACATCTCGCTGCGTGAGTGGTGGCAGATGGACCCGCCCGGCCGGCCGGGCACGTTCGACCTGGTCATGACGGTCAGCGAGCGCGAGGATGTGCCGGCCACGGCGGACTTTGTCGCCGACATCGTGGCCGAGATCGACCGTACGAAGCCGGTGCGCGCCCACTACACCTTCACTCAGGGATTCAACCGGCGCGGAGGCCTCGGCATCGCCGCCGCCATCCGTCCTGCCCTCTTTGTTCGCCTCTCTCTCACGGACGCCTGACATGGCTGGAGCACTTATCAACATCACCGACGCCGGCCGTGCCGCGCTGGTCAACGGCGACCACACCGGTACGCCGGCCCGCAAGATCGTGCAGGTAGGCTTCGCACAAGCGGCTTTCAACTTCGATCCGGCCCTCACCGTCCTGCCCAACGAGGTCAAGCGCGTCAGTACGGTATCGGGCGAGAACATCGCCGCAGACACCATCCACGCGACCATCCGCGACGACAGCGCCGATCAGTTCTCCCTCTACGGCTTCGGCCTGTACCTGGACAACGGCGTGCTGCTCGGCACCTACTGCCAGGCCACGCCCATCATGGAAAAGTCGCCGGTGGCCATCCTGCTCCTGGCCGTCGACATGGTGTTCAAGCAGCTCGACGTGACGGCGCTGTCGTTTGGCGACACCAACTTCACGAACCCGCCGGCCACTACCGAGCGCCAGGGCGTGGTGGAGCTGGCCACCACTCAGGAAGCCATCGAGGGAGCGGACGCGCAGCGTGCAGTGACGCCGGCCGCCTTGCACGCTCGCACGTCCACCGAGAGCCGCACCGGCCTTGTGCAGCTCGCAACGGATGCCGAGGTCGTTGCGGGTAAGGACGACGGAAAGGCCGTGACGCCCAAGAAGCTGGCCGGCCAGCTCTCCAAGAAAGCGGAGCTCGCTGGATCGAACAAGCAGACCTTTGCGGTGGCGGCCGCTGTGTCTGGCGAACACGCGGTGCCCCTGAGCCAGGCCGATGAGCGTTACGCCACGCCGGCCTCCGTCAAGGCCGCACAGGACACGGCCAACGCCGCGAAGGCGACTGCCGACGCCGCCTTGCCGCGCGGCGGTGGCGACCTGGTGGGCTCCGTGAACCTCAAAGGCCCGTCCGTCGAGCTGCAGTTCACCGACACGCAAGAGCCCATCACGCTGGGCCGCTTCCGCATGGTGTCGTCAGGGCGTGGCTTGATCGTCGATCGCAACACGTCGACCAGCGGCGATTTTTCAACATACCTGCGGGTGTTTCAGGTCGACGGGATGGGCAGTGCAACGCTGCCCGGCAGCGTTACAGCAAACGGCTTCAAGTCGAAGACTGTCGTCAACCTTCCCCCGCACAACAACGACGGGAAGGGATTCCTGGAGTTTGGCGGTGACACGGTCATCTGGCGCCTATTCATGGTCGGTCAGAACGGTACGCTCATCTGCAACTCGTACAACCAGGACGGCAGCAACCGACACCAACCGTTCTATATCGACTACACCACGGGCCGCTTTGGCTTTGCGGTGCGCCCGCTCTTCAACGGCGCGGATCCTTGGGATAAGGGCAATCTGCCCAATCCCCTCACAACGGACGGCGGCCAGTTGACCGCAAACCGTGGTCTCAACTTTGGGGTCGGCTACGGCCGGTCTGCTTTGGTGGTC